TCAGAGGTACGTCGTATCCGGAGTGCCGGGCTCATACCGGAAGCCCACTTTCCCACCGTCCGGCTCTAAGGCCGCCGCCGCAATCTCAGGTACCGACATCTCGAACCACTGCTTGTATGGCCCGTTCTCCAAGAGGGCTTCTGGCAACTCATCGAAGGACTTCCCCACCGAGTCGAGGTACCTCCGCGTTCGCTCCCGGGCGGCCTCTAGTTTCACGGCCGCGAAGCCAAGGTCGGAAGCTCTCGAGCTCACGTCTCCAAGCAAGAACCGGATCGTCTGCCGATCGGTGTCCATGCTGAACTCGTCGACCGAGGTTTTCAGGATGAAGGCAAGCGATTCCGCCTCGCTGAACCTCAGCGGCCGCGTGCCCTTCTCGATCGACCACACGGTCGACTGGCTCCACTTCTCGTGACCTTCGTCAACCATTGCTGCGGCCAGCGTGGCCTGAGGCATGTCGCCACGTATCGAGCGCACAGCTCGTCCGATTTCCTCATCGCGAGTTGTCATGCGCAACAGGCTACTACCGTTTCTAGTTGCCGTCCACTAGAACCCATGGTTAACTAGATCCCAAGGTTGTAATTCACTGGGAAGGCTAGTCACAATGGAGAAGCTCCTCCGCATCGATGACGTGGCCGCGATGACGGGCATCGCAGCGAACACGCTCCGCTATTGGAGGGCCACCAACACCGGCCCTCGGTCGGCGAAACTCGGACGACGCATCGTCTACCGCGAGGCCGACGTGCTCGCGTGGATCGACCAGCAGTTCGAGGACGGAAGCCCGGCCGCCTGATGGCCGGGACCGCATTGCCTCAGCCGTTGCCGTGCATCTGCGGCAAGGTCTGCCGTCTCCACGCCTCGCACCGGCAGAGCATGAACGCCGACGAGATCCGCCGCCGCTACCAGCTGGAGCGGGTCACCCCGGAGGTTCGCTGCCCGCACTGTGGCGCAGCGCCCGGCCAGCCGTGCACCGTGGCCATTCCGACTCGGGGCCGAATCCCCGCGGCCCGGGCTCACCCGTCCCGCCTGGCGGCAGCATGAGCCGCAAGCCGAGCCCGCAGGGCGGCTACTGGTACGCCAGCGCGATCCGCAAGAGCGATCTACCGGGACCCGCGCGGCACGTGGCCCTGACCCTGGCAAGCGTGGCGGACAGCGCGAGCGGTCAGGTCCGCGTGTCACTCAGCGTGCTCACCGGCTACACCGGACTCGGACGCAGCACCGTGGCGCGGGCTCTCAACGTCCTCGAGGCCGGCGACTGGATCGAGAGGGACAGGCCCGCGACGTGGGAGCAGATCCAGCACCGCGAGATGACGACGTACACGACCACGATCCCGGCCGGATACCCGACCTCCACTAGTCCCGCTCTGACACTAGACAACCTCTCCACTAGTCCCAGAGCGGGACAGGGACCTGTCCCAGAGACGACCTCGACTAGTGCCAGAGCGGGACACAGATCTATAGATCTAAGGGCGCGGGCGTCCGCTGGCGCTCCCGCTGCCGCCCGGACAAGCAGCGAGGCCCCACACCTCGAGGTCGTCGTGCCCCAGAACCTGCGCAACGCAGGACAGCCCTGCACCTGCGATCAGGCCATGACAGCCAAGGACGACCCGAGCGAATGCATCCGCTGCGCGGGGAGGGTCGCATGACCTACGACCGCTACGGCGAGCCCGTCGAGGACGAGACCGGCCAGGACGACACGCACACCTGTGACAACGGATGGCTCGGTGAGGACTACGCCGGCCGCCCGATCCCCTGCCTGACCTGCAGGCCCCACCTCCAGAAGGGCTACACACGATGAAGGTCCAGATCCGCCGCGTCAGCAAGACGACCCGACGCCACAAGGCTGACGGCAAGGGCAGCACGCTCGACAAGGCGTTCGTTCAAGGCTTCGTCGACGGCTACTCCGTCATCTGCCGGGCAGGCAAGGGATGGGACTGCTCGTGCCTCGACGACGAGTGCGAGCACCCCGACGCGATCGCCGACCTGCTGCACCCCGAGATGCTCGCCGAGCTCGAGGACGTCGCCGAGTGAAGCCCTGCCTATCGTGCGGTGAGCCGAGCGAAGAGACCCGTTGCCCTGACCACCAGCGCCCCGACGAGCGCGGCACACCGGCAGAGCGCGGCTACGACTGGACGTGGCAGAAGCTCAGCAAGAGGGCACGTGCCCTGCAGCCGTGGTGCTCCGACTGCTTCACGACCGACGACCTGACCACCGACCACAGCCCGCAGGCCTGGGCACGCAAGGCAGCCGGCAAGGCCATCCGCCTCCGCGACGTCGACGTCGTGTGCCGCTCCTGCAACGCCAAGAGAGGGAGGGCCAAGCCGCTGGAGACCCAGGGGACGGGCCCCCTCGAGTCAGGTTCCACACCCGTGGGTAAGGCGCAATCCCCGTTACACACGAGAACGGTTCTCAAGTGAGGGCCGGTCCCAAGGCCGCGGTCGACGGGTCAGCGCTCCCCTGGGCACCGCGCTCTGTAGGTGCTGCTCGGTTCGGGAAGTTCTGCGAGAGGTTCATCGTCACGCCCAAGGGGACGGGCGCTCGCAAGCCGATGAAGCCCCGGCCGTGGCAACTCGAGCTCGTGGGCTCGGTGCTCGACGCCACACCTCGACCGCGCACCGCTGGATGGATGATGCCGCGCGGACAGGGCAAGTCGACGCTGGTCGCCGCCCTCGGTCTCTACGACCTGTTCGAGGGTGAAGAGGGCGCGTCCGTCGTGGTCGCCGCCACCGACGAGCGCCAGGCCGGCATCGTGTTCAAGACAGCCGCCCGCATGGTGGAGCTGAACGAGGACCTGCAGAGCCGCTGCCAGGTATTCAAGGACCGGCTCTACATCCCCGAGCGCGGTGCCTCGTTCGTCTGCCTGCCGGCCGAGCCCAAGCGCCTCGAGGGACTCGACTACACGACGGCCATCCTCGACGAGATCGGCGTCGTCTCGCGTGACACCTATGAGGTTCTGGCCCTCGCACAGGGCAAGCGTGAGACCTCGACCCTGATCGGCATCGGCACCCCCGGCCCTGACCCGACGAACAACGTCCTGGCCGACATGCGCCAGTACGCGGCTGAGCACCCGGACGACCGCACGTTCGTCTGGCGCGAGCACTCCGCGGCCGGCTTCGAGGATCACCCCGTCGACTGCGCTCACTGCTGGGAGCTCGCCAACCCCGCGCTGGATGACTTCCTTCACCGCGACGCGATGCAGGCCCTCCTGCCGCCGAAGACCCGCGAGGCCACGTTCCGCCGCGCCCGCCTCTGCCAGCTCGTCACCGACACCGACGGCAAGTTCCTCCCGGCCGGCGTCTGGGATGGCCTGTCCACCGGGGCCGGCGTGCCCGACGGGCGAGAGGTCGTCATCGCCCTCGACGGCTCGTTCAGCGACGACACGACCGCGCTCCTGGTGGGCACCGTGGCCGCCGAACCTCACTTCGATGTCGTGAACGTCTGGGAGCGCCCGGCCGGGGACGACTCCTACCGCGTGCCGGTGGCCGACGTCGAGCAAGCCATCCGCGACGCCTGCAAGCGCTGGCAGGTCGTCGAGATCATCGCGGACCCGTTCCGCTGGACGCGGACCCTGCAGGCGCTGGAGTCCGAGCGGCTGCCCGTCGTGGAGTTCCCGCACTCCCCGTCACGCCTCACGGCCGCGACGACCGACCTCTACAGCGCCGCGACCAATGGCCTGATGACGCACTCAGGAGATCCCCGGCTGACCGCTCACGTCGGCGCAGCCGTCATCACCGAAGACGCCCGGGGGATGCGCCTTGCCAAGGCGTCCCGGTCCCGCAATGCCCGCAAGATCGACCTGGCCGCGTGCCTGGTCATGGCGCACTCCCGCGCCACGTGGCGAGCTACTCGCCGAGCCCGCAAGAAGACTAGGAGCTTTGCCTCATGACCGACCTGACAACCACTCTCCTGCAGAAGCTGGACGAGTCCACCGCGGCCTATGCCGAGCTGGACGGCTACTACTCTGGCACGCAGCCGCTGGCCTTCCTCTCCCCCGAGGCGAAGACAGCGCTGGGCACCCGGTTCGGCCGAATGGCCTCCAACATCCCGCGCCTTGCCGTGGCTGCCCTGGCCGAGCGTCTGCGGATCACCGGCTTCACCGGGGCCGACGTGTGGCCCGATTGGATCCGCAACGACCTCGACCAGCTGGCCGGCGTCGCGCACCGCGAGGCGCTCACCCTGGGCAAGTCCTACGTGATCGTGTGGGCCAACCCCGACGGCTCCCCGCGCGTCAGCATCGAGTCTGCCCGCCAGGTCGTCGCGCTCCGCGACCCCGGCACGCGCCAGATCGTCGCCGCGATCAAGCGCTGGGAGACCGGCACGACCACGGAGGCCGTGCTCTACCGTGCGGACGGGATCACCCGCCTGCGCTCCAACAGTCCCGGCGCGACCACGACCGGCTTCCAGATCGTCGAGGAGATCGACAACCCGCTCGGAGTCGTGCCCGTCGTGGCGCTGCGCAACTCGGATCGTCTGCTCGAGGACGGCGTGAGCGAGATCGAGGATCTCAAGCCCTTGGTCGACGGGCTGAACAAGTCGCTGGTCGACCTGATGACGACCTCGGAGTACGTCGGCCGCCCGCGCCGCTGGGCTACCGGCATTGAGCTCGAGGAAGACGACGAGACCGGCGACGCCGTGAACCCGATCCCCGAGGGCAACCGGGCCATGATCTCGGAGAACCCCGACGCGAAGTTCGGGCAGCTCAACGCCGCCGACCTGGCCGGTTATGAGGCATCGGTGCGCGTGATCCTCGGTCAGATCATGGCCGTCTCCGCGCTGCCGGCGCACTACGTCGGCGTGTTCTCCGACAACCCCGCCAGCGCCGACGCGCTCCGCGCTGCAGAGGCATCCCTGACCGCACGCGCCGAGGCACGTCAGGCGACGTTCGGCCGATCGTGGGAGGACGTGGCCCGCCTCATGGTGGCAGTCCGCGAGGGCACCGACCCGACGACTGTCGAGGCGCGCGTCCGTTGGGCCGACGCCGCTACCCGCTCGGTGGCACAGGAGGCCGACGCGATCGTGAAACTGTTCGGTGCCGGGCTGCTCCCCGTCTCGACCGCGCTGGCCCGCCTGGGCTACGACACGGACCAGATTGCCGAGATCCGCAACGCTCGCCGCGGTGAGGCCCTCGACGGCGCAGGGCTCAACCTCGACGGGCTGCTCCAGGCGGAGGGCACGCCGACCAGCGGTCCCACCGAAGGCGCTGACCTCAAGGCCAAGGCCGACGCGCTGGGCATCCTGATCCGTGCCGGTGCCGAGCCCAAGTCTGCCGCCGCTCTCGTCGGCCTCTCCGGGGTCGACTTCACCGGAGCCGTGCCGGTCTCGCTGCGCCTGCCCGAGTCCGAGGCCACCGAGCTCGAGGACGCCTGATGGCCTACCGCGACACCCTCAAGGCGCTAGCCGCCGAGACAGAGGCGCAGGTGCTCGCCGCCTATGCCAGCTACCTGGCCGGCCGGATGAACGAGGATGCGTTCGTCGCGATCCTGGCCGCCTACATCGCGGCCGGCAACGTCAAGGCCTACGCGCTCGCGGATCTCTCCCTCGCCATGTCCCTCTCCGTCGAGCTGGGCACGCCCGTGGCCGCGCTCGGAGTGAGCCCGCCGGCCGATGACGCCGACCGGCTGACCAAGGCCGCTCACACGCTGCTGGCCGTCGACGAGCTCGCCACCGGCCGCGTGGGCAGGCTGGCCCGCTCCGAGCCACTGGAGTCCGCAGCACGCGCCTACAGCGCGGCCATGAAGGAATCCCCGCACGTCGCCGGATGGGTCCGCAACGTCTCCGGTGGAGCCTGCCAGCTCTGCACCTGGTGGTGGCGCGAGGGACAAGTCTGGCCGGCCGATCACGAGATGCCCACACACAAGGGATGCACCTGCACCCCTGAACCCGTCACCGCCTGAAAGGAAGAACCATGACCGAACAGATTGCCGAGACCGAGGAAGCCCCCGAGGTCGAGACCGAAGAGACCGACACCCCCGAGACCGACCCGGAGACGTTCCCGCTCGAGTACGTGCAGAAGCTCCGCGACGAGTCCGCGAAGTACCGCACCCGAGCACAGCGGGCCGACGACCTCGCGCAGCGGCTCCACGTCTCACTGGTGGCCGCGAGCGGCCGCCTTGCCGACCCCGACGACCTGCCGTTCGTCGAGGCCCACATCGACGACCCCGAGGCGCTCACGGCCGCGATCGACGACCTGCTTGCCCGGAAGCCTCACCTCGTTTCGAGGACGCCTGTCGGTGACGTAGGGCAAGGTGCCACCCAAGGGGAGGCAGCCGTCGACCTCGCCGGGATGCTCCGGCGTAACGCATGACGAAAGGGAGAACCGTGGCAACCAGAGCGGAATTCGAGCAGACGATGCTCGACAAGCTGACCAAGATGGCGGAAGGCGCGAGCAACTCGACCCAACTCCTGAAGCTGGCAGAGACCTACGCCTGGCTCGTGAGTCCCGGACAGCCGCACGGCGGGGAAGTTCACGTCACCAAGTAGTTAAACCTCACTTGAGGTATGCTGAGAGGGACGGTCCTGGCGGCCGTCCCTCTTCGCTTCGCGGTCCTGGCGGCCGAGCGTGACAACTTCCGCTCTCACCAAAGGACGCCATCATGGCCGTAGACACCAGCAACGCCGCAGAACTCACCGCCGAGCAGGTCCAGAAGGTTCTGGTCCAGCCGCTCGAGGCACAGTCCGCATTCCTCGCAGCCGGCCCCCGGATCATCGACACCGCTGGCCCGCTCCGCCTCCCGAAGATGGGGCCGGCGACCAGTCCCGGCTGGTTCGACGAGAACGCGCAGATCACGCCCGAGGTCGACCCGACGTTCGACGAGATCATGCTCCTTCCCTCGACCATGCAGAGCGTGAAGACGCTGACGCGCTTCTCCAACGAGCTGGCTCGCCAATCGGTCATCGCGCTCGACCAGGCGCTCCGTGACCGGATCGTCAAGGACGTGGCCGACACCCTCGACAAGCAGTTCCTGGGGCTCACCGGAGACGGCGTGACCAAGCCCAAGGGTCTGTTCGTCTACGCCGGCCAGTCGCTCGCCGTCGACGCCGCGGTCGGTCTCGACGACCTCCTCGACGCCGAGGCCCTCGCGCTCGGTGCGAACGTCAACCCGGACGCGCTCAAGTGGGTCATGACCTCGCGTGAGTTCATCGCGCTGCGCAAGATCAAGGCCGCGACCGGCTCGAACAACTACGTGCTGCAGCCCGACCCCACCAAGGCCGGCGGCTACACCATCTTCGGCAAGCCGGTCATCGTGACCAACCACCTGACCGACACGACCGGCACGCCGAACACCGGCAACATGGCGCTGGTCGACTTCTCTCAGATCGTGGTTGCCCGCGACCTGGCCCCGTCGGTCAAGGTGCTCGACCAGACGTTCGGCGACTACGACCAGCAGGCCATCCGCGTGGTCGCCCGCTACGACGTGGCCGCCCTCAACGACGACGCCGTGATCGAGCTGACCGGCATCACGATCTGATGACTGCGCCCACGGCGCAGAGCGTCGCGGACTTCCTTGGCCAGGGTGATGACGTGGGTTTCATCGCCCTGGCCGAGGAACACCTGCCGATGGTCACGCACATGGTCAACGCCTACACGCGCGGGAAGGGCTTCACCGACGGCATCCCCGACGATGACGTCGCGGCCGTGATCGTGTCCTCCGTGGCTCGACTGGTGGTCAACCCGGAGCAGTACGACCTCGACACCGCTGGCCCGTTCACGACGCGCTACCGCGTGTTCGACGGCTGGTCCCTGCCCGAGCTCGCGATCCTTCACCGCTACCGCAAGAGGGCGCTGTGAGGCGCATCGTCGTCACTCACGTGCAGGTCACGGAGACCACTGACGACTACGGGAACACGGTCACGGTCGAGACGCCCGTAGATGTCCCGCGCTGCCTCCTGGCCCCGCGCTCGTCGACCGAGCGCACCGACCCACACTCACCGGCCGTCATCAGCGGGTCACAGCTCTACATGCCCGCACGCTCCACGCCCCCGGCCCCCGCGGACTACTTCCTCATCGACGGGAAGCGGTACGACGCCGAGGGAGAGCCCGGCGTCTGGCCGGGCCGAGGCATCGAGGTAGCCGTGAAACACATTCCCTGA